ATGGATAATACGAGCTTTGTCATGGGTTACTATTATCAAGTTGTTTTATCTGTTAAAGATGTTGATGATGAACTTGTCGGACTGGTCGGAGATGTTTTGCAAAACGGTTGGAATATGACAAACTGGTCAGAGAACAGCCACTTGTACAACTATACTGGAACTGTTTATTTACCTTGTAGTGCAGGTGGTCAAGCATGGCAGTAAATTTACTTAATACAGCAAGTATAGCTAAAGAACTGCAAACTAAAGTCACAGAACGCATGGGCGATTGGTTTGAAGCAGAATTTAAAGCGAAGGCAAATAGCGCAAGCCGGAGAACTAGATTAATCAGAAGTCATGGTCATACCTATACTTATGCAAGATATCAAAATACTGGGCAATTGTCAAGAAACTTAAAGCAAGTTAAAAAAGGCGATAAAGTAGTAGTTAATGCAGGTACTAGGGCTAGTTACACCAGTGGTTATCATGGCATGTATTTCTTAGTTGAAAAAAAAGGTATGCAAGACGTCAAAACAACATTGAAAAAAGGCGCTAACTATGCTAATTCAATGAAATTATAAAAGTAGAAAGTAGCTTAATTACATTTGATTGAAATTAACAATAATGGTATTTTTTAATGAGTTTAGATAATTTTAGAAATAGAACAATTATATGGGATACAGTTAATAAAGATTTCCCTCAACCAATACAAATAATGCAGGGTGATGTCAATGCTAGAACGTTATTAATTAAAATAGTTGATAATGGAGTTGAAATTGACTTAACTGGTCATTCTTTAAAACTTACATATCAATATACCAATAACGATAATTCTGGTTTTGTTATGATCCCTCCTAAGGACTTAGCTAAGGGAGAATTTATTTTGGTAATTCCTACCGAAATGACAGCGACAGGAGTTATTGAAGCGAACTTAATACTTCTCAATAAAGACAAAGAGCAAGTTATTGTCAGTAAGAGTCTTACATTTATATCAGACAGTTCTACTGTTTCTGTTTTAGCTCAAGAAATAAATAATAATATCGATGACTTTACAAAATTATTATTAGAAAAAATGCCACAAGTGTTGCGTAGTGAGTTGGATGGCTTACATGCTCAAACTGATTCAAACAAGAGCAATATCCAGCTTAAAGCAAATCTAGCTGATATGACTAGCTTACAAAGCGCAATGACAGAGCTTAAAAATGAAGTAGAAGCATTTGGCATTAGTCCTGAAAATTTAGTTACCATAAAATCGCTATTAGATGCAATCGCAAGTAATGCAAGTGAGTCAGAAGTAGTTGAACTAATAAATTCGGTAAAGGTTTTAACAAGTAATATTTCTCTTATGAGTAACGGAGATTACTCTCCTAAGGCTAATCAAACTGATTTAGAAAGTTTACAGCATACTGTTAATGACCATTCGGCAACCATTTCAACAAAAGCCGATCAAACAGACTTGGACAACTTACAAGCTGATGTCAGCAGGCAAGGGATTGCGATTTCAACAAAAGCTGAACAATCAGAGTTATCAATCACAAATAAAAATGTCGCAACTGCTCAAGAAACAGCAAAGCAAGCTGAAAGTGAAGCCAAAAATGCAATGGCAAAGGCTACCGAAGCACAAGCGAACGGCTTACCACTTACTGGTAATGCTGTCAGTGCAAGTAAACTGGCAACACCTAGAAAACTCGGAATAAATCTTCAATCTTCATCATTTCAATACTTTGACGGGACTGCTGACGCAACCAATATTGGAGTTTCAGGGGTGCTTCCTATTGCAAATGGAGGTACGTCAACAAGTGACGGAGTTATAAATACAATAGCCTATTCCAACAGTGCTGACGGTACGGACGATTTCACCACTGTTTATCCTAACTTGAACTTGATAGACGGTACTAAAGATTTTAGTGGACAGTGGGGGTATTCAGGACTTTCGACTGATGACGGAACATATAAAGGCTTGACGGTTAAAAAACGAACTGATAAATGGGGCGGTATTTTTAAAACATTTATAGTTCCCGAAAATTCCGATTACACATTTTCATCTTTTGTTAAAGGGGCTGGGACAGATACTAAATTTACAAGAGTTGCACTTATTAATGGGGTAGAAAAGTATAGCCTAGAAAAAACTTGGGATTCTGCTTTTAGTTGGGTAAGAGATTCAATTACTTTTTCAGCTAAAGATATAAAAGTAGGCGATCATATCGCTGTAAGATATGAGAATTCAATATTGGGTACAAATCCAGCAATATGGACTGCTGGTCATAAGTGGGAAGAGGGCTCAACCGCTACTCCATACATGCCCTCAGCTAGAGAAGTCACGGTTGCAGACTATCCGAAGTATGTAGGTTTTAGTAATAGCATTAAACCTAATAAGAAAAGTTCTGATTACAATTGGTTACCAATGGGGTTAGTATCAATTGATAGGGCAACTGGCTTACTCAAGCCTGCTGTTATGGGCATTGACTATGCTCAAGCACACCCAGTTGGCTCGGTAGTCTCAAATAACTCAAATTTATCATCAGGATATTCTACCGGAACATGGGAAAACATCGGTTCAGCAGTAATTGGTTCAACAACAATATATTATTGGGAACGCACTGCATAAAAAATAAAAAGGAAAATAAAAAATGAAATTAGATTATAACTCACGTGAGATTTTCTTTGGTAATGAAGCTCTAATCGTAGCTGATATGTCTAAGGGAAGTAACGAAAAACCAGAGTTCACCAACCATAAAATTGTAACTGGTTTAGTATCAGTTGGCTCAATGGAAGACCAAGCTGAAACTAACAGCTATCCAGCTGATGACGTGCCAGACCATGGAGTGAAAAAAGGTGCTACCTTACTTCAAGGCGAAATGGTATTCATTCAAACAGACCAAGCGCTTAAAGAAGACATTTTAGGTCAACAAAGAACAGCGAATGGCTTGGGTTGGTCTCCTACTGGCAATTGGAAAGCGAAATGTGTTCAGTATCTTATTAAAGGGCGCAAGCGTGATAAAGTTACAGGAGAGTTTATTGACGGTTACCGTGTAGTCGTTTATCCAAATTTGAGACCGACAGCAGAAGCTACAAAAGAATCAGAAACAGATTCAGTAGACGGTGTAGACCCTATCCAATGGACATTGGCAGTACAAGCAACTGATTCAGATATTTATTTGAATGGAGATAAAAAAGTCCCTGCTATTGAGTACGAAATTTGGGGCGAACAAGCAAAAGACTTTGTCAAGAAAATGGAAAGTGGACTGTTCATTATGCAACCTGATACAGTTCTAGCTGGTGCAATTACACTTGTAGCTCCTGTTATTCCTAATGTAACTACTGCTACAAAGGGTAATAATGACGGAACAATCGTAGTGCCTACCACTTTGAAAGACTCTAAGGGTGGAACTGTAAAAGTAACATCAGTAATTAGAGACGATCACGGAAAAGTAGAAACCAACGGACAACTTGCGCCCGGTGTCCACATCGTAACGTTCTCAGCTGACGGATATAAAGATGTTACAGCAGGAGTTTCAGTAACTGACCATCCATAAGACTAAAAAAATAACTAAGTAAAGGAATATATACACAAAATGGCAAAACAATTAAGTACAGCACGTAAATTTAAAATGATTACAGGGAAAGACCTTTTCCAGCAACAAAAGGCAATGGATACAGAGCTTAAAAAAGAAGACGGAGAAATTACCGATGTAATGGAGTTCGTTCAATATGGTCTATATTTAGCTCTTTTTCAAGATAACATTGTAAAGGCCAAAAGTGACTTTTCTGACTTTCGTTCTAGCTTTGAGTTCGATACTGACGGTAAAGGGCTTAAAGAACTGGTCGAACTGTGGCAGAAAGAAATTTAATGAGCTGAGAGGGCTGTAAATGATTTTGAAACATGCAATTAGATACTTAGAGCTTACTGGTTCAGACTTTATTACAGATTTAAAAGACTTTGCAGACTTACAAAATTCTTTTGTCGCTGGCTATATTCCTGATGACTTTACAGAGCAAATGGAGAGCTTTACAGACAAGTTGTTGATACTTTGGGTAGATTATAACGGAGGGCTACAAAATGCCTTAGACGACAAAACAGAGCTTCCTACAACTAACGAGTTAATAAATATCTTCTGTAAAACTGTTTTTATTAAAGAAAAAGAGGAAACGGAAGACGATATGGTCTTCTTTTCTTCTAGTTC